GGCTTGCATAAACCCGGGATTTGGGCCTATGATGTGCGTGTTCGAAGCGCGGGCATAATCTATGACATTGCATTAAGCTAGTCAATCCTGCGCCATAAAAGACAGGGGGATTGATTAATGACGGATGATTTGTTTGAGAACGCCGAACGATACGTGGCCCAGGGCTGGGCGTTGGTCGCAATACCAGCGGGCAGCAAAGCTCCCTCAACGTTTGGCTGGCAGACTAAAGCCACCCCGCCGGATCATTGGCAGAAAAATCCGACTCATAACATGGGCTTATTGCATAGCTTGAGCGGCACTTGTGCGCTGGATATTGATAACCTGGCGCATACAAAAATGATATTTAAAGCGCTGAACATTGATTTGGATAAAATCTTAAACCAGCACCCGCAAATCATCGGCAACCCAGAACGCGGCAAGATTTTGTTTCGCGTCCCTGACGGGCTGGTTTTGAATACGCACAAGATAAATTGGCCCGTCCAAGGCAACCCGAAAAAACGCGAAGTTGTCTTTGAATTGCGGGCTGGGCAGACTCAAGACATATTGCCGCCAAGCATCCATCCAGAAACTCAGCAACCCTACCGTTGGGCGGGCGCATCCTATGAAGATATGGCGGAAATCCCTAGCCAGATCCTGCACCTCTGGCAAGAATGGCCACGCTTTGCCCCTCAGATGCAGGACATTTGCCCATGGAGGACAGCACCGGCGTTTTCGCCTAAAAGACACAAGCGGCGGTTGGAAGGCGACCAGGGAAGCGTAATTGAGGATTACAACGAAGCGCACCCTATCCAAGGTGAGATTGAAAAAGTTGGCTATGTTCAATTCGGCAACAGGTGGCTTTCTCCAAATAGCACCAGCAAGATCCCGGGCCTTGTTATATTTGATGACGGGCGCGGCTATAGCCATCACGCCAGCGATCCATTCGGTGATTTTAGCTTCGATGCATTTGAAGTCTTCTGCCAATATGAGCATCTGGGCAACGCCAGCGCAGCGGTTAAGGCAGCGGCGGAGATTTTGAAACTGGACAAAATGCGACCGGCCCCTAGTGAAACCGAACGGGCAGAAATGCGCCGTGAAATTGAGCACGGAGGACAAGTCGCTGCGATCTTGATGAATTTCGGCAAGATAAAAGAACCGCAAGAAAAAAATAACAACACACCGCCGCATCTCTTAACCGTTCCTGGTGTGTTGGCTGACATGGTTAAGTTTTCAGACAAAATGGCGATCAAAGCACAGCCTCAATTCGACGTGCAAGCAGCGCTAGCTTTCGGGTCGGTTGTAATGGGACGCCGATGGGTCACTGATCTTGGCAATATGTCGAGCCTCTTTTTCCTCAATATCGCCAAGACAGGCGAAGGCAAGGACAACGCCGCGCATGTTGTTGAGAAGGTTTTACGGGAGTCGGGCTTGGATTTGGTCGGTCCCGCTGGCTATACGTCAGAGGGCGGAGTTATTACATCGCTAAAAAATAGGCCCTGCCATATTGCGCTAATTGATGAATTCGGAATGTATCTTGATGCCTCCCGTGCAAAAGGATCACCGCACTTGCAGGCTGCAAACAGTATGATGATGCAAGCCTTCGGTCGCTTAACTGGGATGCTAACGACACGCGGATATTCTGGCGCGACTTTGACCGATACTCAGCGAAAAGCACAAGACGCCGCTATTCAATGCCCCGCAATATCTGTGATGGGAATGACAACGCCAGAAACTTTTTATGAAGCAATCAGCGGAAAGGACGTGGCAAGCGGATTGCTCAACAGGTTTTTGATTGTCGAAAGCAAGCGGCCCAGGCAACGCTCCAGGATGAGCAATAGAAACATCTCTCCACCTTCAAATCTTATAAAATGGGCCATAGATTGCGCGTCTGCTTATGACGGAGAAGGGATGATGGCAGAAGGAAACGGATATGAATTCCCGCCAGCTCCTATTATTGTTCCATTTAGCAAAGCAGCGCGTGATTTGTTATGGGATTATGAAGGCGAAATTATAAACCGCCAGAATGAGAAAAGTTATGCGCTAGGCTCTATGCTTGATAGAAACCGCGAAATTGCAATGCGCGTGGCGCTGATCGTGTCTCGTAGTCTTGAACAGGATGAAGTGAGCGAAGACGCGACGCGCTGGGCTGTTGATTATGTCGATTTTTATTCACAGCAAACTTATTTAGCATTCATGCAAAACATGAACGAAGGCGAACACGATAAACTCAGGAAGCAGACGGCGGAGGCCATTCGCGCCGCTGGATCAACGGGCCTGAAGACCAACGAGCTTTTAAAAGCCGTTCCTATGCTGGGCAATCTCGGCAAGATGCAACGCGAGAATTTGTTTTCAGTGATCGAAGACGATTATCCCATTGATCGGCAGAAACAGCAGCCCAAAAGCGGCATTGGCAGGCCGTCGATTGTTTTTCTTTGGAAAGTATAAAAAAACACTTGCATTTTGTGGCGGTATTTTTTACCTTGTTGTTGTTGATAGTAGAAAAAAATGGAGAATACACGATGCAAAACACCGACGCGCTTGCCCGCGATTGGCTTGAAGCCAAACGGGCGGAGGGGAAGGCGAACCGCGCACGCCTTATCATTGAACAGCAGATCGGCGAAGCCCTTGATCACAGATCAGAGGGGAGCCAGACGCACAATCTAGAAAAATACAAAGTGACTTTAACTCAGCCTGTTAGCCGCAAGCTGGACCCGAATGTTTGGGAATCTGTCAAAACCGGATGCCCTTATTTATTGCACCCGGTCAAAGCGGTTTTTAGTGCCGACGCGACCGGCTGTAAATATCTGGCAAATAATGAACCCGAAATATGGGCAAAAATCGCTCCGGCATTCACGACAAAACCAGGAAAGTTGCAAATCAAAGTGGAGGAACTTTAATGTCTTATGATCTTTCAAAACTGGCAAAACCAGACGGTACCAGGCCGATAATCTGCACTGTCTTCGGTGAAGCTGGAATGGGAAAAACAACTCTAGCGGCAATGTTCCCAAAGCCGGTGTTCATCCGAACAGAGGATGGAACACAAAGCCTCGTCGGGAATGATAATGTTTCATTATTTCCCTTGGCACCTACTAGCGACGATGTGCTTGCTCAGATCGAAAGCCTTGCAACTGGCGAACATGATTTCCAAACGCTAGTGATTGACAGCATAACACAGCTGGCCATGATAATTGAAAGCGAGATTGTTGACGCTGATCCGAAGGCTAAAAGCATAAACCAAGCAGGCGGCGGCTATGGTGCAGGGTATAGCTCGGCGGCTGATAAGCACCGAACCATCCGCGAATGGGCTGGTGCTTTGGCTTATGATCGTGGCATGAACGTGGTTTTCATTGGCCATGCGGATACTGAGACGCTGGATTTGCCAGATTCTGACCCCTTTGCTCGCTATACAATCAGGATGCACAAAAAGAGTCTGCCAAACTACACTGACAACGTGGACTTGGTTGGCTTCATCAGGCTAGAAACATTTATCAGAGGCGATAGCGATAAAAAGCGCGCCGTCTCGACAGGTAAGCGGGAAATCATTTGCTTTCCTCAAGCCGCCAACGTCAGCAAAAACCGATTTAATATTACGGAGCCATTGCCATTCAGTTTTGACGGCGGTTTCCCTTTCGCAGAATTTGTAGCAGAGAAAAAGGACTAAAGAAAATGGAACTCAACGGATTTAATGCCTATGACGTGGACCCATCCGAAAGCCGTGAGCCTATCCCGTCAGGCTGGTATAAGTGCTTGATTGTCGCAAGTGAAGAAAAACCAACCAAAGCACTGACCGGCTCTTATTTACAACTTGAAATTCAAGTTGTAGAAGGCGAGCACTCTAATCGTAAGGTTTGGGATAGGCTGAACTTAAATAATCCAAACTCTACGGCGGTTGAGATAGCGCAACGGACTTTGTCCAGCATCTGCCGGTCTGTTGGTGTAATGACCCCGCGTGTAAGCGGTGACCTTCACGACATACCATTCATGGCTAAGATTGCTTTTAAGCCTGCTGATGGCGCTTACAGTGCATCTAATGAGGTTAAGGAATACGCAGAAGCGGATAACGTCGTTCAAGCGGCACCAGCGGCGGCGGTCGGTTCCTCACCACCTTGGAAACGATAAAGCACTACCCCCGCCGGTTTTTAACTAAGACCGGCGGGATTCTATTCCGGCAAGCACCTAGTGGGCGTTTCCCAAAGTAGAAGGAAGATTAAAAATGCACATCAAAGGCCACATCCAACCCGCCGAAGTTCAAGCGATCTATGACCATTACAAAGACAAGCGCAAGAATGCCCACCGACCGCATTTAGGAGGAAGCCAGATAGGCAATGAATGCAAACGTGCGTTATTCTATCAATTCCGCTGGGCATGGTCGCCAGACTTTGATGGTCGAATGTTGCGATTATTTGAAACGGGCGACCGAGAAGAAATACGCGTTGTTGAAAACCTTGAGGCGATTGGCCTTGAGGTTTGGGCTGTAGATCCTGAGACGGGCGATCAGATACGTACCACGGCGCACGGCGGTCATTTCGCTTTATCGCTAGACGGCGTTGTCCGTGGTTTAAAACAAAGCAGCCAGCCGCATGTCTTTGAATGCAAAACGATGAACACGAAAGGCTTCAAGGATTTAAAATCAAAGGGCGTTCAAGTGTCCAAGCCGATCTATTGGTCTCAAATGCAAGTCGGAATGCACTTATGCGACTTAGAACGGGCGCTGTTTGTGACTGTTTGCAAAGAAACCGATGATATTTATATGGAATCTTTGCAGAAGAACCGCCCGCCAAGCTGAACGAAGACCCGTCATATTATCTCTGTAAGTTCTGTTCTTTTCATCCGGTTTGCCACGGCGGCAAGCTCCCGGAGGTATCATGTCGGACTTGCGCTCATGTCACGCCTGAGCAAGATGGAACTTGGAGTTGTGCCAAAGGCGACCCAGGCGCTGGGCAGGGCTGTGCGCCTTGTGAAGAGCATATTTTTAACCCGAAAATGATGCCGCCCCGATTTGAGATTGAAGACGCTGGGCCGGATTGGGTAAGCTACATTGACAAAAAAACAGGTGAAGAAATCCGAAACCACGATGGGACAAGTAAGCGGATGTTTTTTGAGACAAACGCATGACCTTCACCCTCAGACCATATCAACAGGCGGCAATTGATGACCTTTATGATTACTGGGCAAAAGGGAAAGGCGACCATCCGCTGATCGTGGCCCCGACAGGATCAGGCAAAACCGCAATCATCGCCCAGCTTGTGCGTGATGCCATGTCTTTTGCGCATATATCCCGACGTCGATTTCGGTTTTTACAGCGCCGGGATTGGCCAGAAACGAACCGACAAGACAGTAACATTCGCAGGGATTCAATCAGTTTGGGAAAAGGCTAACGAATTCAAGCCATCGCCTGACTTGATACTGATTGATGAAGCCCACATGCTCCCACGAAAAGCAAGCACTCGCTACGCTAAATTCATTGCGAACATGCAAAAGTGCAATCCGATGGTCAAGGTTGTGGGATTGACTGCAACGCCTTTCCGCCTGGATAGCGGTTACTTACATGAGGGGGAAGGCGCGTTGTTCGATGGAATCGCTCATGATATCCCTGTCGCTGATTTAATGGAGCAGGGCTATCTATCACCAGTCATCAGCAAAGGCGGGTTGCGCCAGATAGATTTGAGCAATGTAAAAAAGCGCGGCGGTGAGTTTATCGAAGCCGATCTTGCAAAGGCGGCATCTAATCCTGAATTAGTTTCGGTGACTGTTGATGAAATTGTTAAGTTTGGAGCTGATAGAAAAAGCTGGCTTGTCTTCTCGTCAGGCGTCGATCACGCCCGCTTGTTAGCTGCAGGGATTATGAAACACGGCCACAACGTCGGCATCATAACAGGAGACATGGGAAAAAAAGAGCGGGCGAAGACCCTCTCCGACTTTAAAAAAGGTCGGCTTCGCTGCATTGTCAATTGCAATGTTTTAACTACGGGCTTCGATGCACCGAATGTTGATCTTGTGGCGATTGTTAGGGCGACGGCCAGCGCTGGGCTCTATGTGCAAATAGTCGGTCGCGGAATGAGATTGCACCCCGGCAAGAGTGACTGCTTGATTTTGGATTATGGCGGAAACGTCGGGCGGCATGGCTTTATTGATCAAATCAAGCCCAAAAAAGTAAACAGTGATGGCGACGGCGACGGCGATGCCGTTGTGAAGGCATGCCCTATTTGTCAGACATACCTGCCCGCCGCTGTCAGAACATGTCCTGATTGCGGCCATGAGTTCCCGACGCCTCAGTTTAATCACGGCCAATCTGCCTATGGCGGAGCGATGTTGTCGAGACAGATCGAGCCAGAATGGTTGTGTGTAACGGGCGTTAAATATGAACGCTGGAAGAAACGCGGCGGCGGTGAAAACCCCGATACGCTGCGAGTGACATATAATTGTGGCCTGACCATCCTGCATGAGTGGCTATGCCCTGATCATGGCGGTTACGCGGCTAGCAAGTACCAGGAAAGAAAACCTATGCTTGACGCGTCGGCCAATACACTGAAAGAATGTCTTGAAGAATGCCACGAATGGCGAGTTCCGGGTCAAGTGAAGGTTGTACCAGATGGGCGTTATCATAAAATTTTACAATTCGATTATGACGCCGAACCGCAGATTGAAAAAGTTTTACATGACCCAATTCTTGATGAGCTTGATGAGTTATGCTTTTGATCACACCAACAGAACACGCCGAGCAGGTCGGCTTTGTGCAATGGTTCAGGGCGCGTTTTCCGCGCGTTCTAATCTTCGCAATTCCAAACGGTGAAAAGCGCAACATCAGCGTTGCTAAGCGGTTAAAGGCGGAAGGCGTCGTTCGTGGCGTCCCCGACTTGTTTATTCCAGAATGGCGGCTATGGGTTGAGATGAAGCGGTCTAAGGGCGGTCGGCTATCGCCAGAACAAAAAGAGATGATCACATATCTTGAGATCATTGGTCACCAAACTATTGTCGGGAATGGTGCGGAGGATGCAAGCAAGCAGGTTTTGGAATGGCTAGGATCACTTAAAAGTAAAGAGCTTTCGAGATAGCGGCTTTCCTAAATGCCTTTCGCAGAAATCAAACCATAGTGACGGCAGTTTTTCTGCACGTCTAGCACGGGTGACCCGATCCATTTTAACGCCAAGTTTTTCTGACATTATCTCAGGCCCGATTGTGTCAATAATTTCTGCTGGTGTATTCATGCAATCAGTATAAAGTTTTTTTTTAACGAAAGGAAGGAAAAAAATGACTTCGAAAATTCACTGCATCAAACCAAAATGGCGCTTAGTCCATCCAACACTTGCAAGGCTTGGAATGAATGATGATGGGGACGAATATACAGTTTTTGCGGGCGGCAAAAAAACAATCACCAATAGAAAATCCATTGAAATTCGCGACAAGGCCACTAATGACAATTTTGACCCGTCGGCCATTTATCTAAACGGTGACAAGCTCAAGAAGCTGTTTATCTCAGAGTCCACTTTGGTTTTGGCTTCGGAGCGCAGGCCGCATCAAGTTTAGCTAGAAAATCATCAACGGATAAAATGACATCATCCGGCGTTTCCGCTGAATTATTCAACAAAGATCTAGTGATTTTCTTTGCTGGCTCCGCTAAACCCTTGCAAATTGCGTCATGGCTAACGTTTATTCCGTTTTCGCAGCCGCTCAAGAGCAAAGTCAATATCGCCGTCATTGCCATCCGCTTCATCAATTCGCCTTTCTGTGTCGCGCTCTGCCTGATCTAGCGCCTTTTTCATTTCTGCCTTGGCCTTTTCCCGACCTTCCCGCTTTTTCTTTGCGCCATAGGCCATAAGACCAATCACTAAAAGAAAAAAGGCAACCAAGCCTTGAACAATTCGATTGTTCGTGATCGCTGCTATTATTCCGGCAATGCTAAACATTTATGTTCCATCAATTGAATAGCCGTTTCGAGAACCGAAATCTTGCTGGCCAAATCAATTTCTTTTTCGGTTGGGCTAGTGTTGAACGCCAAGACAAGCGCGCCGCCGATCAAAACGCCCATAATAAAATATATTATTGTGTTATTCATTTTTAAGATTGACCTTATTTTTATCAGAAATTCTAGCATAAGTAACGAGAAGAACGCCAACCACAGCCATGACAATGGCCGCCACCCTTGCCCATTCCGGCAATAGATTCAAAATCCCCTCCGCCTTTTCAGGTGATATTTTATGAACGGCGTCAAAAGCGACTTCTGGCGCGGCTAATGCAACGCCTGCCAAAGTTCTGGATTTTCTTAAAGGCTTTGGCTCTGGGATGTGAACGGAATAAATCGCTATTGGCTTCAAAAACAGATTGGCTTCTGCTGCACGTCGCCTTGTTAAGCCATTAATGACTTTGCCGCTTGCCTTGTTCCAGCGCTTGAATTCCTGACTAGCTCCCGCATAATCGCCAGCATTAAGTTTTTTCAGCAGCGTAGATCTGCCCAGGCCGCCGCTGTTAAAATCAAAACTAACAAGTGCTGCGAATTGATTTTCATTCAAAGGAACATTGACAAACCCATGAACCCGTTTTTCAAACTTGCCCAGATCATGCCGTAAAAGATTTTCAGCTTCAGCAACCGTTACGGAACGCCCTTCGTGAACAGTGCCATCGCTATGAGTCAAACCCGTGTGACCATAGCCGATTGTCCAAATTGGTGGGCTAGCGATCTCATCAAGATAGGCAGTCAGATATTTTTCAATGTCATGCCCAGCCTCAAAATGTTTAACCAAATCAATCCCGGCCTGGTTTGTCTTCATGAGTTGATCTTTCTTCATGGTTTAAACCTATTTAAATTATGAAACGAATTCGTCAAATTATTTATTGCCTGGCCCAGCTTATCATCGCGGCGCTCGGCGCTTTCTAACCACTCTGCGCGTTCTTCCCTGTGCTCTCTCAAAAGGCTGGCTGTCTGCCTGTGGTGCATTTCCTGGAGTTTTTCCGAATGTTCCCGCGCCTCTGTTACAAGACGCCAGATCACAAAAAAAAGCGCGGAAATCACAACGCCTGAAAGCCCGAATTCTGCCCATTTTTCCGCTGTTTTAAAAATCGTATCCATTAAATAATGTCTTCACTAATTTCTATGGAGCCGGGTCCGTCGTAGATGTAAATCAGATTACCGACCGCGAGGTTAGTTTCGCTGCACCACAAATCTTAAAATCGGGGTATCAACACAGTGTTGACCCCGGATCTCTTGGCGTCCTCAAGCGCCCAGGCGCTCTTGTTCTTGCCATCGAAAATCAGGATCAGCTCTGGCTGTGTTCTCATTATCGCCTCTGCGCCCCATGTGACGCTTGTGAAGACGATTTCCCCGTGTTCGTTTTTTACTGGAGTCTTGGGGTTTATGGCTTCATGGGCGACTTTGTTTCTCTTCGCCCAAGACACGGCGTGTTTATCCGCCCCTTTCCCAACTCCCGTCCCAAGAAATGTTAGCCGGGCGCTCTTGTGGAGAGAATCGAGGGCCTTCCATACTTTTGATTTTGCAGCAGTCGAGCTGCCAAAGACTAAAATACGCATTCATCACTCCTGAGAAAGAATTATAAGGGGGTTAGTCCGCGATTGTGCGGGGCTTCCAACAGTGAGTCCACCAAACCCGTTTATTGTGCCGCGGAACTGCCTAGTGTTCACGCTGGAGGGGGTAAAAGTAGACCCGCTAGCCACCGAGTGACCAACACCCGCGCCCCCTGTTAGAAATGCGGGGCTTGCTGTCGCCATCGTCAAAGTCGGCCCATTGCCACCAAATCCACCGTGTATGTTTTCCGAAATCTCGATAGCTGTTGTCGAAGTTACGATCCCATGTATCCCGCTGATAACTTGCCTGTGCCTTGCTGCGTACTGGTGCAAGTCCGCGATTTCGTGCCGCGTGGTCGGCAGGACCGTTGCCCCTTTGTCGTATTTCAATCCAAAAGTGTTCAAGGTCGGCCCGTACAGAGCTGCATTCATGCCGTGGCCGATTGTAAGAACCCCAAGGTTGGCGACTCCTGTTGCTGCGGAGAGGTCGTCAAGATTGAATGTCTTTGAAAAAAGAGTAGGCGTAGCGGTGACTGTTATCGCGTCAGACCTGTGAAAAACTTCGGTCGTGTGGTGATCGTAATCAACCCCAGCGCTGTTGCCTGATATCGTGTTTCCCGTCTTGTTATGGGCTCCCCCTGAGCCCATTGCTTGCGCGGCGTAAAGGAACATTTGAATACTTCCCGACCCAAGCCAGAGCCAGCAACTCACCGTTATTTGTTGGCCAGCAGTCAAACGAATATCCTCTACTCTCATCTCCATATCCGAGAAATAGGCAGAGTATCCAGTGCGCCCCTCTCCGGCAGAAGGAACGGCAGTCCACGTCATCGCGTGGTAATACGGAGAGCCGGCCCTGTCGACCACAGACTCATTGAGGGCGAAAGACTGCCTGGAAACGTTCGCGCCGCCGCCAACACCAGGACCGCTAATTGTTCTGTCCGAAGTGTATTGAGAGACGCCCCCCGATAAGGCGAACGACGTGCCGCGTGTCCATATGTCGAAGTTACTTGCCCAACACGAACTGAGAGCAGCGCCCCCGGATGGACCCTGTGGCCCGACTGGACCAGCTGCACCAGCGGGGCCAGCGGGGCCAGTGGGGCCAGCGGGACCGATTGCGGTAGCGGTTATGTCGTCTATATCGACAATCCAGGTAGTCGTGCTAACGCCGTTGCTGGCCTCGATAGAGTACCTGCCCTTTGCGGCGTAGAACTGCGCAAAACCGTCGCTAGTGGCGTTAAATGGATTGGTAAGCGCTGTGCTGCCGTCTGCGTTGCTATAAATGCTAGCCAGAGAACTGTCGCTATCAAGGCGAATCTCTAAGGAAGCGCTTGGGATAACGTTGCCGCTATCATCTACAATGCTTCGGTTGAAGACTCCTAGAGCCATGCTATTCTCCTATTCTTGTGTTATCTACTCGGAAATGGCCTTGCCCAACGGTTTGCTTATCGCCAGAAGCTGAAACAATCATCTGGACCTCACAGTAAAGAACCCCATGAGGTAGCGCGGCGCTTTCTGTAGCTGAGATGTCCAAGTGGAAAACCCCACCTGAGCTAGTGCTGATTGAGCCGCCCGTGAGTGTCTTGGTCAAAAGAATAGACGAGTTTACGTTTTGGCAAATTACAAAAGTAATCTCAGAGAAAGCGCCAAGGTCTAATGCCGTCCCGTTTTGGTCCTTCGAGTTAAAAAAAAACCTCTTATCACTTCCTTGAGCAATAGAGAAGTCAACATGGTAGACGGAAGGTTGAGGTATGGGCATCAGTCGCAGCGCTTCCAAACTACTGTAACGGTCTGGTCTTCTACGCGCACTAAGTCGACGTGCGCGCACTCCTTTTTGGGGTAGGTCATGATGACAATCTCACTTGAAATTACTGCTTTTTTCACTTACGAACGGCCTTTTGAATGCGGGATTTTTTAGCCTCTTTCGATCTGTACTCTTCCAGAGCTTCAAAGGCTTCACTGGCGGATTTTTGTTGCAGCCGGGCCTCATAACGAGAGCGCAGCGCCACCATTTGCTCGCTGGCCGTTTTAAGCTGGTCCTCAAGTTCAACTTTTTCTTTTTGAAGTTGGAGAATGTCGCGTTTATATTGCTCTATGTTCGCCACATTAAGCCCCCACTGGCCCGAAGAATTGATCTGTTGAAAATGACAAGAAGACAGGACCTGATGTGCCATTGTTTCGACAGTAAGCAATGAAATAGAAATGATCGCCGCTTGCCACTGTCACATCTATGTAGTCATCGCCGGAGTTATCGTAAGGGACGTATCCAACATCTGAAGTTGTTGGCCAAGCGATTGAGCCCACCGAGACCGCCGACAAGCCAGTCGGTTTTCTGTAGAGTGTTAGCGATGAGTTGTTACCGGACGTTGTGCCACCGTCACCGATACCGGCAAATCGAACTCGGTAAACTCCCGCGCGATAGATCGTGACGCTTCCTCGCCCGTGGTCATCTTCGGAGCTGTAGGTGCTGGCGCTTGCAGAAATTTCGCTGTGCGACCACAGCACTGGGTCGGCGTCGTCTCCGCTTCCGTGACCGAGGCATAGAACAACGATTTCCCCCGCAGCCACCGCAGGTCCATTGCCCTCTGAGAGCGCTAGGGGGTTATCCCTAAGTCTTGTCATAACCGGGGCAGTAAGAGGGCTGTCCTTGTCAATTTCGGTGTTGACTATGGCGGTGTAGGTTGTCATTTACGCGATTACTCCTGCTGTTACGCCGCCGGTTAGGAGGCCGCTTGCGTCACCAATATAGGCGTTCTTGGTTGGGGCCGAAGCGTAGCCCGTGAAGTCTGCGGCGGCGGCGTCCATAACGAAATGTAACTTGCCATAGGCGTTTGTCTCAATCGCCGAATAGCGAACAATCTCGCCAGGCAAAATTTCTTCAGCACTAACAACGGTCCATTTTCTATTTCGCCTTTCCCCAAACTCATCAATGTCTAAATGGTGCGACAAAAAGAAATCATCCGCCAGCCATAAATCTCGATCTTTGGCATCCAACGTAAAGTGCAGCCATTGCGGGACAATCTTGAAGCCGTCCAGGATTCTATTGCCGGTGTACAAAACCGTTGACTCGTCGTCAATCCAGCGGCTAAAGATTTTTCGAATGCTTGCCGTTCCATAAAGCTCTTCGGTTTCGGTTTCTAGATCGGCGGTGACATATTGGCTTTTGAAATCCGTCGCCCTGGCTACGTTTAAATATGTGATCGGGCTATAATAGAACCAGCACTGGCTGGTTCTATCACGCGGCCTGTCTTTGATTTTTAAACTGCCGCTAATAATGCTGGCGCTGTCAGATAAAGTCTCCGGCGTTTCAATATAACCGCGAACGGCCTTTAATTTTATCAGCGCGTCCCGCTCATCCCACCAGATATAGCAGAGCGCCTGTTCTTGAATCTCGCTGATCAATTTGTAGACCGGCGTCGGCTCCGTGATAACAGTGTTGAGGCGATAGGCGTCGAGATAGTCACCGCGCTCGTCTGCCCAGTTGGCTGTGTCTAACCAAGCGGAATCAATGCCGCCGTAGGTGGTCAACAAGTCAGAAATAACGGAATCAATCGTGGCCTCGCTGTAGACAACGCATTGTTGCACGCCGTCGTTTGCTTTGTGTTCTTCTGCTGTTGTTCGGTACTGGGCGCGAGTTAAGCCGCTGAAGGTAACGCCGTCTGTGCCCGTAGCGGTGCTAGTGTAAGCAATAAGCTCGTCGTTGATCCGTACAACTCCGCCCGATGCATAGTCAGACTCAAGAGCGTTTACCAATAAAAACGACGTTGCCACCGCTGTGATGTCTGCGTAGAGTTTACCAAGGCTAGTCTTAGGGGCCTGAGCCTTTCGTTCCTCAATTTTCGCCAAGATGTCCTTGCCGGTCATAGTTACTCGGCCAGAGCTATCGACGTTCGTTATTGTCTCCATGAAGTACGTGCGCTTGGTCATTGCTGACAGGGCCTGACCTGCGTAGCCCTCGTAAATCACAATTTCAATCTGACTTCTGTATTTGTTGCGAGCAATCCAGCGGGACCAAAACGACCCACGATCACTTGACATTGGCTCCCATGATCGGCCAGACAAATAAGGATCGACCAACCTATCCGAATGCTGATGATCACTAAATGTCAAAGTGCAAACGGCCCGATTGCCTAGCCCTTGCGCATCAGAATTAGAGCCGCCGAAATTGATAACAGTCGGCGCGGTTGATACAGAGACCAGAGACGGAAGGATATAATCAACGCCGCTGATGTCTATGCCTGCGACCAAACCTTTTCCGAAGAATAGACTGAGCGGTGTGCTGTCTAATTCGAAGTTGGCGGTGTCTTGGCAAGTGGAGCGCGTGTTGTAGCACTTGGTATCCGCCGTCCCTGACGCCGTGCAAGGCGATATCCCGAACGTCCTTGAACAAATGGGCTGTTTAATCTCGACTAGCTGAATAGGTTCACGACCGACTGTTGTGTTACTCATAGCCGCGTGCTCTGACGTCAAGAGAAACTGACATTTTGTCAGCTATCCCCATGTTTAGCGGAATCGGAACAGTTTCTGTCTGACAGAAACCCACACCAGCAGTTGTGTAATCGCTTGGACGCCACGCCACAAAAAACGGCTCGTCTTCTATAGCGAGCTGTACAGTCGGCCAATTCGCATGAGTCCAGGCCGCTGTCAAATGCTCCCATTCAAAAGACGTTTTCAAGAAAGTCCGCTGTTTGCTTCTGCCGAGATTTTCGCCTGTTTCGGAATAATTCGCTCTTAAAATCGTCTGCCGAGATAGATCAACCGGCGCGTGACCACCAAAGATGGGCTGTTGCATCTGTAAAGCTGTGCCGAACTTAACAACCCCGATCTTAGGGATGGTCGTTGCGCTCGTGATGTTTACACGCCAGCGCTGGGCCGTGGTCGGCGTAAATATTGCAAAAATCGGGCTGTCATCAAGCAGGGCTTCGCTGTCGGTTAAGTCGAGCCAGCCACCGGAGTAATACTGCATCTTGATTGTAGCGCTATTAGACCCCAACGTATGGGCGGCTATGCAGCAATAGTCACATTCAACAGATGATCCATGGTCATATTCCCAAGTCGAAGCCGTTGCCGTTGGCTTCCAAAATTCATAAGTCAATGTATTCAGCGGCGCGTCCGCGAAGTACGCGCTGTCGGTTGTTGATGCCGACGCTGTCCCGCCGTCGAACCAATTGAGACTGTGGGCCACCCGCGCATGGTCCAGAGATTTAGCGCCGACTGGAACCGTGTAGCTGGATTTATACAAGACGGACAAGTGCGCCTCCTTCAACGGCCTCATTGATTTGATTAATCAGACCGCGAATTTGTTCTTGGCCAAAAACGTCGCCTTCCAAACGAATGGCGACGTTTCTGGATACATTGCCACCACTGGCACCACCGCCACCGCCAGCGCTTGCCGCTGCGCCGCCACCGCCTGCGCCAGCCGTCCCCTTTCCGCCTGACTTGATGCTTCGCACGGCATTAAAACCAGACGCTAACGCCGCCGCCGCCGCAGCCATCCGCCCCGCTGGATTTCCAACGAATGACGGGTCTTTCAAAACTTCTGTGAATGCCAGCCAAGAATTCGTCACAGCAATTGCTGCGCCCATTTTCTTTGATCCTTGGAAGACTTCGCCTAGTGCGCTTAGTGTGCCCTTGACGCCGTTGTTTTGCTGTTTCTGCATTGCGAATTGGTGCGTGCTCTCAATTCGTTCCATTAATCTAGCGTGCTCTCCATACCCACCGACTTTCGATTGTAAAAACTGATCTAGCGTCGCTTTTTGCCGCTCGAACGATTGTATCTGCAATTCCTCGGCGGTCATAAGGCTAGTTCTCAAGCGTTCGACTTCGCCTTCGATGTTCAATAATGAACTCCCGCGTGTTCCGCTTTGGTCAACCGTGGCGGTTTGTGATGATCCTGCGGTTGTAATCGACGGCGGACCACCTGACGACGGGCCAAGTGTAATTTTCGGCGGCGTATAATCGGACGACGGCGGCGTTTCATCGGCGGCGGCTAGAGCGTCTGTTATTGTGTCTTTTAAATCGCTCCAGGCACTTTTCGCGACAACCGCCGCTCCTTTTAGTTTTGCTTCTCCTGCCGACGCTAGTTTTTCGGCTGCTTTTTCCAGTTTATCTATTTCAAGTTCAGCAAGCCCAACCGCTGCTCTTGCCAAGTCTGCTTTGAAATCAACATTTTTAGCCACCCCAAGCCATTTAAGAATGGGATCATTTTTTGCCCAGTCGGCAAAATCTTGGATAAGTTCTGCCCATTTTTTTCTCATACTCTGAATGACTTTTGAGAATTTGGCTTCAAGGCTGACCCAGTTTGACGCTATTTTTAAACCAACGCCCTCGACCTGTAATTGCATCGCAAGCCATGCACTAGACCATAGATTTTTTAATGCCTTTACAGAATTGCCGATGCCTCCCATGCCTTTGACCAATTTCATAAGCCAGAACACCGTCTCGCCAATTACGACAACGAGAGCACCCATTCCAAGATTTTTCATAACTTTTTTGAAATTCTCTGATGCATATGTAGCAAGAATGACGATGGCCCTGTAAGCATGTATCGCCCCGACAATACCTAACAACGCTGTTGTGTAGGCTGGAACCCTATCGAAAAGCTCTTTTAAAATTTTGGTGAGCCTCGAACCCTTTTTAAACAAATCTCCAACAATATCTGCAAACCGTTCAAGGGCTGGTGCCACATCAGCCGCTATTCTGTTTCCCAGCCCTGTCGTGATTAGTGAAAGTCTCGAAAGCGCATCATTCGTTTTCTGAATTTTAGCGGCGTCGGCTTCACTAACCGCAACGCCAAAATCTATAATATCTTGCGATGCTTGCCGGATTGTCGCCGTGTCAATCCGAGACATTGCAATAGAGCCCTCTTCACCGAAAAGCTGACCAGCGACCGCCGCTTGCGAATTTTTCGATTGCATCATTTATTTTACTGATCCGCTCATCAAGTGGCATTCTTGAAAGTTCGCCAGCAGTTAAACCCAAACGATTTAAGGCATCAACAGCCGGGCCGGTCCCGCCCGCTGCCTGGCTTAGTCGTCTGGTTAAATCTTTGGTCGCCTGCTCAACGCTAGACATAGAGACGCCTGCCAAACTTCCGGCGCGGTCCAATATCTGAATTGATTCTGTTGTGGTGTTGAGGCTTTGAGCAAGTTTTGCCTGCGCATCGATTGTATTCATTGCAGCGACGCCTATCGAAGCGGTCGCAGTTCTGACGGCCATTAAAGCCGCCGTTGCTTTTATGGCGAAATTTTTAACTGTCCGATTAGAAGATGCTAGACCTTTTTCAAGTGAGGATGTATCTGCGCCAACTTTAATTTTAAGCTCTGGTGCTGTCGCCATTCTGTTCTTCTGCCCATATCTTCAAGCGCCTAGCGTCGGTCTTGCTTAGGCTTTTTTTGTGGTTTTTACTGGCGGTCTTTTGAGTATCACTTTCGGCTTCCAGCAATAGCCAGAAATGGCGTGGCCTCATTCGCCAAAACTCCGAC